ACAGACCAAGCTCTGCAGTTGTATGTAAGCGATAATAAACAATCACTACAACTTGACTGTCACCGCTGTTTGTCCATTCAATACCGGTGTTATCCAAAACAAGCGCCTTATTGGTGCTGTTTGCTTCCGTAACGGCAATGGCCCCGGTCGTTCCACCTTGTATATCTGACGTCGGCCCTAAAAATAATACTGTGTCTTCCTCCGCAGTTGCAAAACCTGTAGCATCGAGCAATTCTGAAACGATGGCACCACTACCATCATGATATCTAATGACCAAATCATCGGGAGCGTCCGCTTCTGTCCAGGGTGTGGCACCGTAATCCAGTGCAAAAATCGCGGAAACAAACTCTATTGTCGAGCCTGCCACTGCTGCAACCAGCTCTTTTGGCGTAGCTGTGAGGTTGTCCATGTGGTCGGCAGTAAGCGCTGTGGTTGTTTTGAGAAGAACATCGGCAGGCAATACAGTCGCGCCGGTAACGGCTAATGTAAAATCGCCGCCAACTGTCAATATCATAGCATCGCCTGCGGTGATCCCTATGTCACCGTCACTTGCGCCTGTCGCTTCGATGTCAATCGAACCAGCCAGGGCTTCTATAGTAACCCCGCCCAACTCCGACGATACAATAATGGACTCATCTCCTGTTCCTGCATCGTTGAAAATCGTAATGCCGGATGATGTACTGCCATCGACAATAAAGTGTATGGCATCGCCGGCGTCCATGTTAGATTTTAATTCAATACTTCCAAGGTCAGACAATAACTGTATTGAAGCCGCTCCTTCTGTCGTGGATGTACCCTGGTTGGCGTAAAGCGTTATTGTACCTGATGTGCCGGCGTTTTCCTCAATGTGAATTGTCCCGGCTAAGTTCTCTGTCGCCGTCAATGTAATTGAGCTGTCGGTGGTAACGGAGAAGTCCTCGCCCGCTGCGGCTCCTGCTATATCAATATCAATCCCACCGGCACTCGTATTGATGTCGATGGCGTCCGCACCTGTTCCACTTGAAGTGAGTATGATCGACGAGGCCGTCGCCCCGCTCAATACGAAACTCATATTTTCATCCGCAGTTCCGGATACGAGGGCAAGGTCGAAGTCATCTACTAACGATATGTCCATTCCACCGGCTGATACAATGGTAACGGCATCTTCTGCCGCTTGGCCACCGTCTATATTCACACTGCCCGCCTCTGAGTCGATAGTAATGTCCGCCGAGCCGTCCGTGGTCGTAATGGTCATGGCGGCGTCACAAGTCAATGACCCTGTGTTAGTGCCGTCAACGGACCAAGCCCCCGAGGCGGTATTTCCGATAGTTATCGTCCCTGTACCGGTCCCCGACTGGATTTCAACATTGCCCGTAGATGTGCCACAATTGATACTGGTGACGTAATCTGAGCTTGTGTTAATACTCGTTGTCAGACCTGTGATAGCAAAAGTATTGGTGTTTTCGCTAATTAGAAGCCCAACACCACTGGCGGAATAGAGTCGAAAACTCGCCTGCTTGGTGCCATCTGCCAGTCCTATACGAAATACTGCGCCGGTGCCTGAAGTAGGGGTAAACGTAATCAAGTTCTCCGTTGTTCCCGCGTTAATTATCCAGTCGGGACTCGTTCCCATCGTGAGGCTTACGTCGTCATCGAACGTGGTAGTGCTCGCCGCGTGCAGATAGGAAGCAAATGTGATTCTACCTTCGGATGGTGTCCTGTTCCTGAAGCCGTAATTCGTATGGATATTCGTACCATCCGTAATACTAAAATCGTAATTGGATGGTCCCCACCAGTAGAATGTACCGCTGGACAGGGTGGTGTTCGTAGTGCCGGTAGTCATCGGCAGTTCTATCGCACCGACCGCACCGCGACTCTTATAAATTGTCGCAGAGGTTGTGGTATCGGGGTTGTAAATATCAACGGATGAAATGTCGGTTACCCTTATGCGTTCTTCATCGACCACCTCAACCTCGTGATATACGAGACCGATATTCGGCTGACCGAAGGAAGCCGCAGCAAAGACCATTACCGCCGCCATAAATAGTAATTTTTTCAACATAATTTAACCTTTCGAAAATATTCTGTCTTCTGTTTTCTGTCCTCTGACTTATCAGTCAACCATTACCTCGGTGTCGATGCAGTAGATGGCCTCTGCCGGCCCTGGGGTTTCCGTCCCGTGCGCGTTGAACTGTGTCCTCTTCACACCGTAGATTGTATCCACTACAACTTTGGGCTTTCTGGCATCTACAAGATCCTCATGCCACTGCAGATGCTGCGCCCAGCCGAACGATAATGCCTGAGCTCCGAACAGAAGCGCCCGGCAAACGGTATCGCCGTTGGCAACGGCATCGTCGGTGGCCGTCCTGCCGGTATTGAGCAGGAACCCCTCAGCCAACGTTGACCCGTCGGCCCCTGTTCTCATTGGTATCCGGTCGTATTGCCAGCAGAGCATGTTGTCCCAGAGGAAGGCATTTTGTCCTGAGAATAATGGGTTTTGGTTTCCTCGCCTCTGGGCTGCCGCGGTCATTGCCTTCCATCCAATCGTTCCACTTTCGGCCTTTATCGCCTTGATTTGGAGCGGGTGCAGAAGGACAATGAAAAATTTACCAATCAATGGCCCTGGAATCCCGCCACCTGCGTAATCGGGATTTGCCTTGGATATGTCGTAAATCTTGCATGCCCTGAACCTCGGTGTCGCTGCAAGAGCCAGACGGCTCACCTTTTCCAGCACCAGCGTACCCATCAGGTTGTAATCCTGGGACGCTCCTGTCAGGAGGGCATCCGTCGAACGGGATGCCCCTATCGTCCCACCCGCCGTCTGGCCTCCGTAATAAATCCGGCTGCCCTGCTGATTGGTGCGCCACGTAGGATAGGATTCATTGATGGTCTGAATGGCCGAGCCTGAAGAATTTTCGTTATACAACCCGGCTGCACAGGTAATAAGGTCGTTCTCAAACGCCTCAGCATACCAGTCTCCCAGGTCCTCTTTGCCATCCTCTCTGACTTTCGTTGATGTCCTCTGTTCGGACATCTTGCCCGCCGAGACGAAGCTGTGTGCCCTTTCATGCACGGTAAGCGACATATTACGTCTTTTCAGGCGTTCTTCGCCTCCGGTGGTATTGCCATCGTCCCCTTGCCCGGCGCCGGACATCGGTGATTTACTCTCGAAAATTATCGTCGCGCCGACCTCTTTCAAGAGCCTGTTCTCTACCTGGATACAGGCGTTCTTGCCGCCGCCCATCATCATCGTTAATGCCATGTTCTGCATGGCGTAAACGAAAACCTTCTTGGACCAGATAGTCTGTGTACGTGGGTCGCCGGATGCGAAAGAGGTCGCCGTAAACCTTAAATTTCTGAAACAACCGAAGAACCCCGCAAACTCCGCGACTTCCGCTTGCCGCCTTAGAATGTTTTCTCTACTTAAAGAGTGGTCATTTCTCGGGATTGCCCACCCGTCAAATTCAAATTCCATTCGTATCATAGCTTTGTTCCTTTCAAGCTATGACAAATCTATTGGACGAAGCTCAGCTTTTTGTATTCCTTATCGAGTGCCTCATCTTTGAGTATCTCCTCTTGCGAAGGGACCTCTTTGTTTTCCTTGGCTTTTGCCTCAGCCGCTGCTTTTTCTTCAGCCTTAGATTTGTCTGTTTTTTCGGTTTTTTCCGCCTTGGCGGATTTTGGTGTGGGCTGAAGTCCTGCTTGTTCGATTCTGAATGTGAGGATTCGCTTTAGCTCCTTACCTGAGTCCTTGCCGGCGTCCCAGATGTTCCGCTTATCACCATCGGTCAGTAAATGGCCGCCTGTGGCGATAAGCTCATCGCGTTCTGCGGTAGGGATAGATGCAAGACCTATGTTGTATTCCCTTTCCTGCCGGGCGTAAGTTTCCTGCTCGCTTTGGGCCGTGGCGTGGGTTTTTTCAAAGGCTTGCTGCTCGCGATAGAGTTTGCCCGTTACCTGGACCTCATCTATCGAGCACTCCTGCTCCTTTGCGGCCTTCTCCATCGGCGATTTCTCTTGCTTCACCTGAGCTGCCTTTAACGCCGCGTTTTCGCCTTGAAGTCGAGCTGCTTCCAGTTCAGCCGCCCTTCTGGCAGCCCGCTGGGTGGCAACCACAGTGGCAGGGACCATGTCCTCTTTAACCGGCTCCTCAGCCGGTGTTTCGGGAGTGGCATCCAAAGCTTCCTGAGCTAACTTTGCTTCCTCACTTAGTTCTTCTGTTTTCTGTTCTTCAGCCATAACAATCTCCTTTTTTACCGGCCGAGTAAGCCGTAGCCCGTTTCACTCAAACGGTCAGAGGGCGGTTTTAAGCCCAGTCCCGCCAACTGGTAGCTACCTGTACCGCAGGTATCACGGGGTCGGTTACACCATCACGACCATCGGTATCCGGCCTTGCCGCTGTGCCGTGCAGTTAAGTTGTTAATAAAAAAACCCCCACATCCAGGTTTTATCCCGTATGTGAGGGTCGATTGGTTCGAGAACCTCGATTATTTATTTACTTATAAAGAGCTTAATGTCCGTTATTTACTTTTGGCGGTGGTTCTTGCACCTGTCCGCCAACCGTTCTTTTCTCTTACTCCCGTTAATGTACCATTGACTACATCAAAAATCACAGAACCTATCTTCTTCGGGTGCATCAAAGCGACTTCCTTGCCAATCTCATTCAACCTTGTTCTGCGTTCTCTTTCAGTCATCATCGTGGTAATTCGCGATACTTATATGCTATAGCAATTTTATTTATCGTAACGAATAAATCATCGGCCCCGTGAACAGTAAAAAGTTCCGGATGTCTTTGCCTCCACCTGTCATCAAACTCCATTATTCTAATCGTATCTACATCTTCGCCGAAGGCCCACTGCAAACATTTATGCACATCCTCTACTCCGGCCCTACGAATTTCCGCATAAATGACTTCTCGAGTACTCACTCCTAATTGATTTAAAGATGCCGTTGCATCTGGATAAAACACGGCGTAAATCACACCAACAACACCTATGAGAACGGCAATAATAATCAGTATTTCACGGGCTTTCATTTGTGACCTCCGGAAGGTTCTCATTGAATATGTCCACGACAAGCTGCATCGCACACTTCTTGCAGTAGGTATGGACCACCCTATCAATCTCTAAATTCAAGAGGTTATTAGTAACAATGCCGTGAACGGGACACCTGAACCGGGGCGGCATCTTGGTATCCTTCGGCATTACTATCTGGCGCGGGGTGGGCAAATTCGGTTCGGCGATTTCTGCCGTGACCACCGTGTTCGGGTCCCCCGCATTGATAATATAAACGTTAATACAGAACAGTACCGCTATTGCGATCGATATTGCGATTTTGTTTCTCATTCGATTTCGCTCCTTTTCTTTAAGGCTTCATATCGTTCTTCATCGGTCACGCCCGAAGATGGTATCTGCGTTGCATCCGGGGCCTGCCGTCTTACTTCCGTTTCGGCAAGCTCGTTCTGCTCCACTACCGACAGCTTTGTTATCTCGGCGCGCTTCCGTAGAATCCCAAGGTCTCTCATCTGGTCGGTGTTCGGCTGACGGCCGCTTCTGGCCAATAGTTCGAGCTCCGCTAAATAAGCCTTTTCCTTTTCCGAGAGAGGCTTTTTGCAGGCCTTCTTTATGTTGTCCGCCTTCGTCTTGGCCTTTGATTCTTGTTCGGCCTGAACTTTGGCCTTGTGGGCCGCCAGGGCCTCCGCCGAAGGATCGGTGGACTTGCCCGCCGCCGCGGTCTTCGGGTTCTTTAGGAGCTCAAATATTGCCTTTTTACTTCTTGTGTTGAACGGGATTGTAATATTCGCCTTGGCAGCGAACTCCCGCATCTCTTTTACTGTCGAATTTTCATTTATCATTTTATACTCCTGCGTTAAAAACTGCGTTTAGTTCCACTATATTGTAATGCCGGCACTGGATTGTTGGGTCAACCCATAGTTCATATCCTGCTTCTCTTGCCTTGTTGGAAAAGTCAAAGTCATGGCCCATCAATACTTCAGAACCTGATCTTACCGTTTTATACCATGGCCATTCGATGTGGTCAAATACCTCTTTCTTTATCAAGACCGTACTACCTGAAAGGGCCATAACCTTGAATGTTCTTTGGGATAATTTTTGGTACGGGAACAAATCCTGTCGAGTTGGATTGCTTTTACGATTTTCCAACGAAAACGACCAGCACTTCTTACCACCCACGAACAATGGATACACACCCGCGATTATGTCCCTGTCGTGTGTCAAGAGCCTCAATATAGTATCAGGCGGCGGTACCGTATCGGCGTCAAGGGTCATAATGTGTGTAATGTCCCCTTTTCTCGCTTCAGCTACCATATCGTTACGGGCGTACTCGGGGGCCTCGGCATACACCCCGCCTTTAGACAGACCAATCCAGCTAATCTTGCACTCATTGCGGATATACTCGGCCGTCTCATCCACTATCCTTTTGTCGGATGGCCGCGGCATACAAATCATAACACCATATTTGCTTTTCTTCTTTTTCATTTACGATACACCAAAAACTGCACACTTCCCACATCTCTTACCCCTACCTTCTTTATTTCTTCGGCGAATACCTGCTGTGCCTCCCTCCTTGCGACTCTTTCTATTAAAATTATAGGGTTCTGAGTATCGGAGGTAGGAAACGTAGTCTTATAAAAACCACACTTCCACTTGTTTTTAGATGTGATTTCCTCGAATTTACATATGTCTTTATATATGCAATTTTGACACCATTGACTTTCTTCGACTTTTTCTAGAAAAGGTGTAAATAGGTCACAAGACAAATGTTTAGCCATAGGATGCGCTTGAACTATTTTTGTTAAACCTTCACACAACGATATATGATAACATTTTTCACAATTCATTTTTGGCTCCCAGGTGGTACTATCAGTCCTCTGTTCGGTAGTGCTAATTTTGTTTTTTTCTGTTCTTCTACTTTGGGGTTTATAACCGCCCAATGTTTTTTGCTATTATCCCATACGAATATCGGTTTCTCGAAGTCAGGAAAGCTCTCAAGTGCCTCCGGTTTTATACATATCTGAGCGCCCTGACCCGTAAGTCCCTCGATTATCTTCAAGGCGACGTGGATAAAACAGTCCTTCCACTTCTCGTCAAACTTCGGTAATGGTTTCTTCTTGTCTTTCTCGCCGTTATTTCCACTCATTTAACTATTACCCCTCTATCTTTTTCCCGTTACCGTCAAAACGCCTAAGATGTGGTTTTTCTCTGCCTATTATTATTCCTATAACTCTACCCATACACAAAACTTCCGCCTTTATCGATTTGTCAGTAAATTCTTGTTCATTAATCCCGAACCAGGCACAACTATGGTCGCAAAGATGTTGGGTAATGGGACAACGTAAGAGATTTAGGTGTTCATCACATATATGCCCATCTTGATTTATAACAATTTTTCTCATTTTACACATCGCCCCTTAGGCTTATATTCATTACAAACTTCTTTTTTTGGGCAACTTCCATTTAACGACTCTTCGTTTCCCTCAATTGGCCCAGCCCAAATAACTCCACCATCAGGGGGTGGATGTTCATCACTAAACATTCCGGGATAATACACAATACGACAAGCGCCACACACAAAATAATCACACTCAACAAGTTCGGTTGTTTCTGTCATTTAACACAAACCTCCGTTTTGCAATGCTCTCCGGTAGTCGTGTTTTTTTGGGCCTTATCAAAATGCTCGCAACTTTCACAAGCTCCCATCATTTTACTAAAGTTCTTGGCGTATCTGTTCGTATCGCGCCGGTCAACGCCCTCGAACTTAGTCCTGTATTTCGGCTCAAGACCCGCCTGGGTCTTCTCCCTTATCCTGCTCATCGGAATCGAGTTTTTAACGTGAACTGCAAATGTCATAAAGTACTCCGCTCATTCGCCGCGGGGGCTATTCTCCTGTGGCTTTGGGGAGTTATTCAGTCTATCTTGTAGAAATCGAATATCCTTCATTAAATAATGTTTACACATATCCATACCAATTTCTATACCTATTAGGAATACTACCAGCATCCATATAAGTATAATCCATGTCCAATTACTCATACTTCGTCCATTCTATCCTGCCTGTGCCATTGCCTGCATTTGCTGTTCGCCCTCGGCGATTATTTCTTCCTTGTTTGGAACATCAGTTGCTTCTATGAGGAACTTTCGGCCTATCGGTAACTGTCTGGCCTCTATCAGCATCTTATTGGTCTCCATAAGCTCGAAGTGCCTCGCTATCCGCGCTGTCTCGGACGCAGGGCTCAAGGATACCTTCGTACTGTACTTGCCGCGCTTCATATTGCGAATATCGTCAATCAACATCTGCTCGGCGATGGGTATGGCCACCTGGTCGATTTGCGCCTGGAGCTGCTGCATCATTGCAACATCTTCCTGATACTGGTCTATCGTCGCCTGCTGTATCTCAGGGGCAAGGTTCTGGATGTTCTCTATCTGAATTGTAGGAGCATCGTCGGGTATCGCAACGCCCTCGGCCTCGAGAAGCTGTCTTACCATATTTCGGGCGTTTTCGAGGTAAGCCTTGTCAATCAGCTCATCCTTATCGACAATTTCCCTTATCTCATCCTCGGAGTATATTTCGTTGAACCGGATTATCTCAACGATGAGGTTCCCGGCTATCGCTTGCGTGTAGTTCCAGTTGCCATGGATGACCGCCTGGTCCTTATTGGCCGCCCTCTGCTTCAATGCAATTGCCGAGGCCACCCTGTCCTTATCGGTGGTTGGACTTTCGGTGCGGATGCCGGTGATTATCTTCGCATGCTCCATCGCCTGCTCAGTAATTACGTTAAATCCAACCGGAAACTTAGTGGCCTCCTTAAACTCTATATAATCGCCCGCCTTCTTCTTATCAAAAATATAACCATCCTCACCAGCGTGGTCTTTTAAATCCTGGGTATAAGTGCCTGTCGGATCTCCACCAATAATAATGCCTGCATTGGGCATCTGTTTCAAAATGTTCAATTGTGCGCTGTAAGAATAGTTGATAATGTCCTGCGTACCTATCAGGTCCCCGGCTGGGCAGGTTATATATCCGTTGTCGAAGTACGCATTGTACCGAGCAATCGGGAACATCTGGCATCCGTTAAGCTCATCTACCTTGTCCTCCAAAAAGACATCTCCGACCCTTTTCGTATGGTGCATTATGTTCCTGACAACCTCCTCGACCTCGAATACCTCCGGGTTAAGTTCAGTCAGTTTTTCGGCGGCCCAGATGTCCTTGTCCTTTATCAATAATTTAGCGTCAAGCTCCGATTCCCTGCTGTCATACCACATGATGCACTTCTTCGGCCAGCGCCACCATGTATGGCTCACCTGGTAACGGTATTTTGAAATGTTCGTGGCTTCTCCCCTGGCCTGCGGCCCGAAGGTTGTTCCTGTTGTCTCCTGTGTGCTCCCGACCATAGAGCGAATAATCGAACCGATGTGCCCCATTACCGATTTCACCCAGCCGCCACCGCCCATTGACTTGAGCTCCTC